TAGACCCTATAGATACAGGACTAAAGGGGCTGGTACTAATGTAATAGCATCTCCTTTCCTTGTAGTTGTCGCTGGAACCACACCTGAGAGTCTTGCTAGCTCTCTACCAAGTACAGCTATTGGAGGTGGCCTTACAACAAGGATCCTATTTGTCTGGGCAGATAGCAAGTGGAAGAAAGTTGATGTACCTGAAGTAACAAATGATCTTAAGGAATTGAAGAAGCATTTGATTAATGACCTTACAATTATCTCCAGGATAGTAGGAGCCTATACTTATACTAAAGAAAGTAGGAAATGGTGGAAGGACTTCTACAATAACTATGAGGAGCTAAGCCCAATGCGCCTATGTAAAGATCCATCATTCCAAGGCTGGTACAGTCGTAAGCCAACATTGATGCTGAAAGTAGGAATGCTTGTTGCTGCAGCTAAGAGCAACACCCTAACGGTCGGCATTCCAGAGCTTGAAGAAGCATTGGCTAGGATTGAGAAGGTTGAAGCAGTAATGCACAAAGGCTTCGTTGCTGTTGGTCGGAGTGATATTACTCCAGACGTTGCACTGGTTATGCAAGTGGTTCAGAGGGCTAAGGTTATCTCCGAGAAGCAACTGATGTCACTAATCTGGAGAGATGTTGATGATAGGAAGTTCGATAATGTTATGAATACTTGTATTAAGGCAGGAAACATTCAACGAGAGTACAGAGGCCCCAAGGGACAACCTGGAGTCTGGTATCATTGGAAAGGGAAATGATGAAACTTATCTTCGACCCAGTAAACTACGAAGTAGTAACTATAAAAACAAGAGGAGGAGAAATGGGACTAGAGGAATCATTAAAGCGCATTGAAAAGCTTGAGGAAGAACTGAAAGTATCGGACAAGCTGTTAGAGGATCGAGATCTTTTCCTCACAGTCATTCCACAGTGCCCTGTTCATGGTAAGTGTATGCCACATGCTATTGAGTGGATTAGGCGAGTGAAAACCTTAGCTGCAATTATAACAGGCAAGGAAGAATGAAAACCGTGAAGGTAGAAGATAGACTCTTGAAGTCTATAGTCAAGATTGTTGATAACTTATTTGGCAAAGGGTTAAGTGAACAAAGAAAGGAGGAAGAGATGTTGGATATGTATAAGGAGTTTGAGGACTGGTTGGGATACAACTACTCAAGTGTAGAGCTGCAACCATTCCAGAAAAACCTAGTAAAAATGGCCTTACGCAACCACGATAGAAAGGTAACTAAGGCAGCTGCTAAGGCCATTACTAACGAGATTGCAAAGTTACTTGTTATTGGTAATAAAGCTTAGCCTTTACTTCTTTATAGTCTTGGCCACTTGCTCAGCTGATCTTCCAACAATGTAGCCACCTACACCTATCTTTAGTAATGAGTAGAGATGGTCTGGCAGAGTCAGCATAGTCACCTTCGTAGTGAAGAGGCTTACATAAGGGAAGATGACAAAGTTGTTAGCTATGATAGCCACTATTGTAAGCATCAAAATAGGCCTCCAGTTCCTAGCAAGCCAGGACTGCGACTTTGTCTCAGCAATAATAATGTTAGCTCGCAGCCTATCAGTTTCAACCTTTAATTGAGCAAGCACCTTTTCAAGCTCAATCACTTTGGTATCTATAACAGCCCTTGCCTCAGAAGAGAGAGCTGTCTCACCAGTTATAGCTGTCCTAATGTCCTTCGCAAGGGAGCCAGCACCCTTCAAAAGTCCTTCAACTCCGCCACCTAACAAACTTGATAAGATACCCATATTACCTCCTTATGGTGATACGATTAAGAGCCCCCCATAATTTCTCTCATCATGATGGAGCCAAGTAACTTTAGCTCCGATCTCGATGCAAGTTATGTAAAGGAAGTTGTTCCCTGCCTTTATGTCTCCCCATATCTCCTCAACTGTACACTCTTGAGGAACAAGATCCTCTGCACGTCCAAAGCGATGTTGTGAGTAGGTAGCCCCTACCTTACACCTAGCTGGACGCCAACCACGATACTGATGCCTCCCGCCCCAGAACCAATCATTAGCAACCATCTTTCCATACCTCTTCCTCAGACGGTCTCCAACAAGGAGCGTACGTGGATCAAAGAGCTGCCAAATAATCCAAGGCCTATTCTTCAGCAACTCGTAGGTCGACCTAGGAACAAGCTCATAAGGCTTGAAGTACTTAGGAATGTAATCCATCTTCATCCTCCTGGTACATATACCAGCTCTCATAGAGATTGTCTATGCCGATCCTCTTCAAGACCTGTTTGTAAGCATCTTTAAATTGCTCCACGCAGCCATCAAGGAACACTTCAAGATCTTCGTAATCAACCGTCTTGAGGTTCCCTTGACTGACTTTGATGTAGCCTTGTACTATTGCAGCAGCTTTATGAGGATGAACGCCAAACTGTTGCAGATATTCGAGTGTCCCCATCCCAAGCCTTCCATGAGCCATTACGTCTCTGTAAGCATGTAGAAAAGCCATGCGAAGGTGATGCCCGACCTCTGCCTTCTCCAAATCCATCTCATCCCAGTTCTCCGGGATGCCCTTGTTCTTACAGATTTGCGTATAAGATGACTGAAAGGAAGCAATGCTTTTGAGAGCGCCCTCGATGTAAAGCATTGTATCTGACATGGTCGAAGCAAGTCGCTCGATCTCTATTTCAATCAGTTCACTTTCATAAGGGTCTCTCTCATTAGCAAACCTGATCTCCAACTTTCCCAGTTGAACTCTATCCTTCAACAGCTTGAAACGGTTCTCTTTGACAGCCTTTCGCTTGTGTTCTACTTGGGCCAGACATTGCACAAGAGCCCGATACGGAGAGGCGTCAGCCAGCATGGTAAGGGTCATTAATTTGTTCGTTGTCTGCGTCTTAGACCGACCAAGACACCTTGTCGCCCTATTGATCTCAGGCATTGCATCAGCTATCCTCTGAAGCTTGTCATCAGTAAATGTATGAAACTCCACAAGCGACCTTGCATTTGGGTCTGCCGCTCGTGTCGTGATCTGGTTAAAAACATTAGTCTTATCCAGCAGCCTCTCCGTGTCCTTGATAATTTGCTTAGTTATTTCCATGTCGGTAAGCCTCCAATCCAACCATCTTGTTGTGTTTAATCCAGACTGTGTACTCTATGTGCATAGGAAACCCAAGCTTCCTTAGCCTGTGATAGAGCCCCATGTCTTCTGGCCGATAGACTCCTTCCATTACGCCTGGTAAGTACACATCGTAAACTATCTCAGTCAGCGATGCTCCCCTCGAAAACCTGGGATCATCTGTATAGTGCTGGCAGGTAGGGGTTATAGTGTCTACAGCCTTTCTGGAGAACATCACGACTGAACACGCAGCGTACTCAACCTCTGCATAGCCATCGTACTCTTGAATGACTGGCCCTATATTCAGTGCTGGCTCACCATCTATATAACCTGCCAGCGGTGTTGGTATCCCAATAATATCAACACGTCTTTTGAGTAAGGTAGGAAAGCAATCCGAAGCAACACCAACGTCAGCATCCAGGCAGATATAGTGAGTAAATTCCTTATGGAAGTAAAAGTAGGAGATCATGCTGTTACGAGCCTTCTTCGTAACCTGATTCCCTATATCTAGGAATTCTACTCCTATCCCATCCTTGATAGCTCCAGCCTGCAGTTGGAGACATGACTTCTTATGGTCTTGGTGAACCATGCAACCATAAGCTGGAGTTGTTACCAATAGATTTGGTTTCACAAAACCTCAGTTATCAAGCATTAGAAGTTGCTGCACCATTATACCTTTCTTCGGTTGCATCTCCAAAATCAGAAGCATTGCCAGTAGAGTTAATTGTAACATAGTCCATAATATTGACACCTACTGTAAGGTCGTAATCGTATCCCTGTATCCATACCCCTCGCTCATTAGTTCCGTTAGAGCAAGCATTCGTATGCGATCTGCTAAGTGTTAAGTTTCCAAAGTCGGTAGCGTCACCAGTGGACGAGATAGTAACGTAATCTATCACGTCAGTATCATTTGCACCATCTGGAGTTCCTCCCCCAAATATTCCTCTATCATTAGTACCATTAGAGGTTCCATCATGCTTGAATATATCTATAGTCAAATCTCCAAAGTCAATAGCATTGCCAGTTGATGAAATGGTGATATAGTCTATCTCTCTACCTGTTACAGCAACATTGGTTCCTATGAATAGTCCCCTGTCATTAGTCCCGTTATCAGCAGAAGCTAGAAAGTCACGGTCACGGACTAAGTCTCCAAAGTCAACAGCATTGCTGAGGATACTAATAGTAATATACTCTATAACATTGCCCGTGCCTGCATCCAGCGCAAAGCAGCCCCTCTCGTTAGTCCCATTAGACACACCTGCTGCATCAGTACCATCAATTAACAGATCACCAAAGTCTGTAGCATCGCCTTCAGAAGAAATAGTAATATACTCCATAATGTTACTTGATTTTCCTGCGCCGAACACACCTCTATTATTGGCTCCGTTCGAAACAGCTCCAGAGCCATATCTGGTAGAAGTCAGATCTCCAAAATTAGTAGCGTTGCTGGGTGATGAAATAGTGATATAGGCGATAACATTCGTGAAGCTAATACCACCAGCATACACTCCTCTGTCTCCGCTGCCTACGCCAGCAGGCCATTCCAGTCCATATACTTTAGCTATATCTGCAGCGGCAATCTCGATCAACTTAGCTATGTCTCCATAGGCAAGATTATCTACCTTACTCAATTCAGCCATCACGCTACCTCTATGTAAGTGTAACAGGGAATAAAAAAGGCATAGTTGGCAGCAAGTACCCAACCAACTACTTGGACAATATCACCCAAGTCACCTGGAGCAGCATTGAGCCAACTGCCAGCAGCTGCATCACTTAGATACAGAATATCCCCCAAAGCAAATCCCGAGAAATACGTTGCATCTCTGATAAGACCACGCACTAGCATCTTGCCTGATTCGCCATTGTTCTTAGCCTCCAATGCTACTCCCATAGCTGGGTGCTTCACAGCAGCATTCGTTCCAAGAGCAAGCATGTACTCATTAGCAGTACCATCGGGATACACTAACTTTCCGAAGGCTACTGTCTCCCCAAAGGTTACAGTGATAATGTCTCCTGAAGCCATATCGTCGCTCGTCAAGGTGGTATTAAACGTCTGACACTTCTCATTATAGTCCAGATCACCACCTAGCTGCGGAGCAGGATCATCTGATAGATCCACCATTTGGGGTAAGTGATTAAATATAGCAAACATCACGCACCTCCTTATTTATAATATGCCATTGTTATTATAACAGCTTTTCCTGCAGGGGCAGCTAAACTCAAGGTTTCTCCTGGAGTTACCAACCTTGCGAGAGGATTGAGTTCTGAGCCAGTACCATTTGTAACATCAGCGCTTGGCACAGCAGCTGCACCACCAGTTCTAAGATAGAAATTACCTGTTGCAGAGAACAATACAATCTTGGCACCAGTAGGCACTGTCTCGCTCTCTACTCCACCACCTGACATAACTCTTGCATTGATATAATCAGATGGATCTATCGCTGGGATCGTAGTTGACTGATAGCCGTCCAGCAACATTTTAAGTCTTCTCATCATAACCTCCTTTATCTAGTAACCCTGGCACCATTGCCATTCAAGTCTTTATGACCATGCCTATCAAAAGCACTCCACAGATCATCAATTCGCTTTCCAAGTTTTTTCTCTGAGGAGCTGACTATCATCTTCACTGCAGCAATCACAACAACATTCATGCCAGCTACGTATCCCAGCATATAAGCTCCATCCATAATAACCCCCCAGTTAAAAAGTCAATAATTGACGTTTCTTAACTATTCATCAGTAATGCTCTCCAGCTGCAGGAACACTAAAGAAGTATTGCCATCTAGAGCCTTTATAGATCTCAGGAACATCATCCTGTGTAATCCTTATTACCTTGTTCAGAGTCTGTGGGAGATAGCCTGTACTCTTCAGCCAATTCTTCGTAAACTGTGTTATAAGAAAGTCATTCTCAATACCATACTCAGCTGCCGTTTCCCTTTCTCCTGCTGTCCTGAATGCTGCATTAAGGAATGGATTTATAGCTAGTGTCGGAGCCTTAGCACCTGTCCTTAGCAGTGGCATATGATAGACTTGAGGCATCAAGTTCATACCAACAATACCTCCTCCCATCAGGATAGCCCCAGACAGAATAGCTTCCCTCATAGCTTGCTGCAGCATTGGTGTTCCAAAGACATCCTTGCTTGCTGTCAGAGCATCAAAGATCATATTCTGCTTCATCTCCCTCTCAGCTCCTAGAACATACCTTCCAATCTCACCCATCTCTTTCAAAGTCTTTGGTATATTCTGATGTCTGATCACGCCTATAGCAGTCTTGACATCTTTCCCAGCTCTCCATCCAACCATCAACCTTCTTTCCATAATCTTGAAGACAGTATTCTGGAACAGTACCATAGCCCTAATCTTCGGATTCCTTATCCAAGAAGGATTAGCAGCTCCACTGAGGAAGTTGAGCTTAAGGATATTGGAGTAAATCCCATAAACTGCTTGCTGTGCAGTCATACCTTTCTTGGCTGCCATCTCCCAAGCAGCTACTACAGTATGGTGCCTATCCAAGGATTCTATAGCTCTAACTGGTATACTACCCCAGCGGTTGAACGATTGCATCTTCTTGGTAACTGCCTGCCAGAATCCAACTCTGTAAGGAATTACTGACTCAAAATCTAGATCAGCAATCATATTCATCCTGTGAATCTGGGTGATGAAGGAATCAGCAACCTCATTAAATAGCTTCTTCTTGCCCTTAGGTGATTCTACACCAAAGCGTTTATACAACGACTTCATCTCTGGTGAATTCCTCGATCCTCTAACAGCTGCAGCCATAGCTTCTGGTAGGTGGGACATGAAGTTACCCACTCCCATAGCAGACATTGTACCAACGTTCTTGAAGTAATGCTTAAGAGCTACTGATGGAGAGAAGGCCAGAAGCCTTAGAACTTCAAAGGAGGTATATATATTCGAGATAACATTGGCTCTCGTAGGCGCTGGAGGAACACTTCCATCAGCAATCTTCCTCCAGAAAATCTGTTGATCTTTAGAGCCAAAGTGATCAACCCACCTCTTATGGGCATACCAGCTATCCTTCCTGCCCTTACCCCAGAACTGACTCCATTGGATTCTCCTCTCAGCATCCATTGCATATCTCTGCATGGTATAGTTAATGTCTGGCATCATCATCCTACTATACTTAGCCCTGTGATAGAACTTGGAGAATGGGACTCCTTTAGAGTCAATCCCAAACTCCTTTAATCTCCTAACAGCAGCCTCCTCAAGCCAATCAGGATGCCAGGCATGATGAACGTAAGGGCCTTCAATTACCTTGTGGCCAGTCTCAGCCATTCTGACAGCATAAGTCTCGTGAAGGTTTTTCAACCAAACAACTGCCTCCTCCTCCTCTGGAGTTATTAACCCTTTCAACCAGGGATACTTAGTATACTCAACTGTGTCCTCCGCAGCCAGGGCAATTCGAGTTGTCGGATATTTCTTTGCAAGCCCCTGGGCAGCTGTCTCCCATTCTGCTAGGTAAGCATCAAGTACTGGCGCCAGCTCATCCCTGGCAACAGTCAGCCTAGCCATCCTTTCTTCAAGTTTTTCAAGGGCAGGTATGTGCATCTCTCCCTTTTCCTTAACAAGTGCCTTATACAGTTTATCGAAGGACTTGGTAGCTTTGTCAAGATCAAACTCAACAGCTCTTAGAGCCACAATCTCTCCAGAGTACCGTTTGGCTACCGGAGACATAGTTTGCATGATGTCCTTAGCAGCTCCCTTTGGCACTATATTAGGTACATCTCTAAAGATGTTCCCGACAACCTTCAAAGCATCTCCAGCATTGTTACCAATTGCTGACTGAACCATACCTATCTCAGGTACAGGATTTGTCTTGTAGAGAATCTCTCCAGAGGTGTAAGGTGATAGCACCCTGACCAAGCTAAATGGAGTAGCCTCTGCCTTGACATTCTTAACCAGACTTCCATGTTCTTCAATAGCCATTGGAGCAGTTCGAAGAACTTCTTGAAATGCAGACTTTTCCTTAGCTCCATCTGCAGCAGGGATATGGAGAAAACCAGCATCCTTCCAGCTCTTGGCCATCTTAGCCATAGCCTCTTTAGTCTTTCCCTTTGCTGCATTAGCAATATTCTTTGCAATAGTAACTCCTGTCTTAGCAAACATAGATGCTTCTGCGGAGTCAGGCTCAAACAGTGATGCAAGAGTAACTGAACCAAACAAACCAATTGCACCAAAGAGCTTTCCACTATCCTTTATAATATCAACAAGATCCTTTCCACTCCTCTCTACACCTTCACCAAGAGTCTCTTCAACACCACCCTTAATGGCCTCTACAAGACCTGCTTCCTCAAGGCTTACAGTCCTCTTGACTTCGTTCTCAACAGCCTCCATAGCTGCCCTTTCTGCATCAGCAAGTCCAGTAGCCTCTGGAGAAACCTTGGTTACCTTTGGCTTGACCTTTATAGGTTCACCTCTCTTAGTCAGAAGTCCCTCCCCTTGTTTCATTTCATTTCTTCTGATTAACTCCTTCTCGATATTAACAAGCCTTCTCACCTGAGGCGTACCAGGCCTAATTCTCCCAGCCTCAAAAGCAGCTTTGAGGTCTCCATACTCCAACCAAAGAGCGACTGTGTTATCTACCTTACCCTTAACACCCTCAACACTCTTAACCTTCCTAGCTGCCAGCAGTCCAGCCTTGACTTCCTCCTTTGCCATAACCCTGCCAGGAGTAACAACTTCAACATCCTTCTGCACCTTCTTCTTAGCCTTTACCTTAGTCCGTTGCTTAGCACGCACCTTGGCAGCAGCATATGTTTCCTCAAGGGCAGCTTCTCTGGCTTCAAGCCTAGTAAGATAGATAGCTTCTAACTCATCTTCCCGCTGCATAAGAGCTTGCAGATAAGTCTCCTCACGTTCAGCAAGCTTCTTCTCAAGCTCCACAAGCCTTGCCTCTTCAGCAACAGCAGTCCTAGTTCCTTTCCTGCCTGCTTTCTTCAGAGCTCTTTCAGCATTCTTTTCAGGTAACTTAGCAAATGCTTTACCAGCCTCTCTAGCTCCCATAGTCTTAAGGGGCATCTGAACCTTAGCAATCTCCTGTGCCACTCTCTCAGCAGTTTTACCACCAACTCTAACTCTAGCCCTCTCCGAAAGTACTTCTTGTATAGGCCCTTTGGCTTCCAGTATATAAGGCCTAGCAGCAAGTCTACCTCTAGCAGGAGGCTCTCTTCCTTCTCTCAACCAAGCAGGCATTCCTTCCTCTCTTAAGACTCTCCCACGCTTTCTCAGGACGCCAGTAAGTCTTGCTACTTCACCAGCCTTAGCCACCTCACCTGGAGCTCTTCCCCGCAGACTTTCTAGCTCCATGACCTTGCTAAGCACATCTTCCTTAGATATACCAGCTTCCATAGCTGCATCAACTTCTACTGTAGCAGCCCTAGCAGCTCGCTGTGCCTTACCAGCCTCAATAGCACTTTTTGCGGTTGGATGCTTTGAAAGAATATCAATCGCAGTTTTAGAGAGAATAGCTTTCTCAGCAGCTTTCCTTAGAGCAATGGCAGTAGCCTTATACCCACCTCCAATGACAACACCACCAGCAAGTAGATCAGCACCGATCTTCCTCCAAGTACCTTCCCTAGCTCTTCCCCACTCAGTCTTAGCAATAACATTGTGAATAGCATCAAAAGCCATGAACTCAGGAATAGCTAGAAGAGCTCCTCCAACTATCCTAGCACCAGGAGCTGGAGTAACCATTGCGGCTCTTCCAAGTATCTTACTTCCTGCCATCAGTGCAGCAGTAAAGCCTGCACCAATTGCAGCTGCCTCACCTGGCCCAGTATGCCATTCCTCAACAGGCAGTTCCTTTTGCTTCTCCAGATACTGCTCGTAACCAGGCAATGCTCTAACATCCTTATCCTCACCAAAGGCACCAAAGAGATTGCCTAGACTCGTATCAGCTCGCCACTTATACCTATAAGCTTTTTCAAGCCTGGAACTGCCCTTTCCCTCAGGTCTCGCTCGCATCAAGTTCTGAGAGACTGCAGCTAATAGCTGCCTATTGGATAAGCCCAAATAGTTGGGATCTTGCAAAGCAGCAGTATATTCCTGCATCAATTCACTAGCAAAACCTGCCTGCGGTGTACCCTTGGCTTGCTCTTCAAGAGCATCTACTTTGCTCTGAAACCTCCTTGTCCTTGGTCTTCTAGTAGACAGTGAGAAAGCACCTGCATGAGCAGCAACCCTCTTTTCCAGCAAGTCTGGCTGAGCAAGCAAATCGGCACGCTTACCCAGGAGACTCTCAACCCTTCTTTTCCTTGCAGCTACAAGTCTCCTTGCTCCTGCTCCTGCATCTCTAGACAGCGCTCGTGACATTATCTGATCTATTAAGTCAGGCATTATTCACTCCTTGGAAAGGCGTACTCTATTCCCTTCCTTCCAGCGAACTTAAGCCAATCTGCAATGTTGCGATAGCCGTAGGCAGCTCTAGCCAATGGACTAATTGCCCTAGGCCCACCAAACACCTCCCTACGTATCCAAGGACGAAGCTTTCTCTTTCCCTTTCCTGGCTTAGCTACGCCTGTTGGAGCAGTTGCTGGCACTGCAGCTTTAGAAACTTTTTCACCAGGGACTGCTGCCTCTATATCAAGATCTTGTTCCAGCGCTTTTATATCCAGCCTTCCCAGTTCCTTGGACTGTCGCAGAATGTCTCTTATGGTCTGTTCCTCAGACTTCTTGAACCCTAGAGCATACTCCTCTGCAGCTGTCCTACCTCTAACTTCTCCGGCCCTAGCTTCAAACTCACCAATCCTGGCAGCCTGTTCAGGTCGCCTAAACTCATGCTCCCTTCCAAGTCTTTTCCCAAGGCCAGCTTCTCTCAACTTTTCCCTTCCAGTAGCACCAGTTTCCATCATCTCTCGAAGGGTTACTTCATGAGCCTGAATGTCTTCCCTCCTTGCAACTGATCTCCTAAGCCATTCTGCATAGTCTTCATCACTGAAGCCCATACGCTTCATGCTCGTAAGTTGCGCTCGACTTACCATGCTCACCTCCTATGCTTCATGGGTGTAAGTATGACGCTCCGCCAAGGAAGCAGCATTAGAAACTGCTTGCCTTGCAGTAACGCCATCAGATCTACTCAGCCCAACATTGTAGCCAAGGCTTGTACTAGCATTTACAGAGCTCAGTGCACTTGCTGCGAGCTGTGCAGCAATACTTGCGCTTCCTTCGACAGCTCTCTCTTGTATAGCAAGGCTACCAAGGTAGCTATTCAAAGTCAACTCCGCTTCTTTCAAGGACAGGGTCGTTTGGTTGTTAGCCTGAGTAACCTCAGCTTCAAACTTCGCAATCTGAGCTCCAAGTACTGCAACAGCTACCTTTGCATCTGCCTCATAACCAGCTATTTTATAACCATAGACTTTAGCCACACTCTCTACTATTCCAAGCTCAGCAACAACTTGTGCCTTATACGCATCCATACCAGCCTTGTAGACCTCTACAGTGTTAAGGTTGGTAGCAATTTGTACATTAGCTGTTATCTCAGCCACTTGCGCTTGTGTCCTTGCAGTTTCAGACCTTGCAGCATACGCTGCAACCTTAGCATTGTAAACATCCACTATAACAGTAACAGCGGTCTTCGCTTTGTCAAGAGCTCTTGTTGCAACACTACTAGCAAACTGCTTCTCAACTCCCTCAAGCTGGACTGATATAGTCAAAGTATGCTTCGTCATATCTTGAGCTAACTTTGCCTGCTCAATCATTATCTCATAGTTCAGTTGTGCATTGGCTCTGGTCTGCTCAGCAAGTGCTTCAGTAATCCTACCTGCCAAAGCTCCAGGAGGAATAGTGAATCCCTTCGCTGCAAAGTAGTTAAGCGCATCATTATAAGTTCTCTCATTAACAATATCTTGCCTTGCTTGTGCTCTGGCCCAGATTGCATCCTCAACATCAGCACCCAGACCTGTACCGCCATCCTCTACAAAAGCAAGCAGTTTTTCCTTAACAGCAGCTAACAGTGCTGAGACATAAGCTGCCTCGTCAAAGTTAAAGGCAGCTACCAGTTCACCAGTATCATCAATAGGAAGGTCAACACTTGGAATAATGACTCCTTCGATAGCTCCAAGGCTTGGCAGAGTTGGAATAGTAGGAGTCAGCTCATCATCTGTAGGCGCAACTGGCCTCTTGCTCTCAATCTCAGCATCTAACACAGATTGCTGAAAAGCATAGCTGATGTCAACATCAGGCATGGTAGCTCCAGCAAAAAGTGCACTTAGTATCTCAAGGTAACCATCTGCTGAAGTAAAGGCCTCTCCTGCATACGCCTTAGCATCTGCAAACTTCTCTGCTGCCATTTGCGAAGCAGTATTGCCAGCTACTGACTGAGGAGTTATTGCAGATAGGGCTGGTACTGTTACATAAGTCATTATGCCTCCTCCTTCTTTTTCTTACACCCTCCACAAGGTTTTTTAAGTTCCCAACCCATCTTCCGCATCAGTTCTGCCTTCCCAGGAGTCATAGATGCTTCAGGCTGTCCAAGAAATTCCTCAATGTCTCTAGCAGTAAAGCCTTTCTTCAATATCCTTCTTATACTCCTGAGAACCTTCTGATCGAATACTTTCAAATATGACAAGTCTTTCAATTAAGCACACTCCCACTCATAGTAATGAATACGACCCCAAGCACACCAACGATCACCATATATATCATCACACTCATTTCCGCAGCAATCATGAGGACTGCCACAAGGTGGTAAAGCTGGTGCACCAGGCGGAACAGTTGTCCACGTCGCAGTGTTTCCAGCTACGTAACAGCTGCAATCATCCCCATCAATTTTATATTTCCTAGATCCTACTATAACTTCAGAATCAGCACAACAAGGACAGGGATTGCCTACTACACCTCCTCCATCTGCTGATATATAGTCACCTTTAGGAGCCCAAACTCCTGTTGTACATTTCACACTCCCAGTGCATTCATCTCCACAACAGTCAGTCACTGTTATCGTACACATTCCACAGGCATCACCAGCTGCACTAAGAGTATTTGTAGGCCCCTCTGTTTCTGTCGTACCAAGACTGAACTTATCACTTGGTGATACCTCCCATCTGTAAGGCCCTATACCCCCAGTAACAACAATAGGAACACCAGATTCACTCTGATCTATTTCCTCATCACTATTGTCATAGTCCCACTCTATAGGTGTGTCAGCCCGCTTGACCTCAATCTCCCCACTAATCTTACTCCCACAGGTATCTGTAATAGTAACTCCAGTCTTCTCTCCACAAGCAGCTACCATTACCCAGACCCTTGCGTCTCTATCCAGTCTGAGTGCCTGTCCAGGCAAAATAGGCCATTGAATAGAGAACTGATCATAGTTATCTATCACAACCCAGAAAGGTGGAACTCCACCTCTCCACTCCAGATCTACTGAGCCTAAAGTACATGCTGCTATAGATCCAACTTCATCCTTCCAAGCTAGCTCCTCTATATCCACTATCCCAATCTCACCTGCTACTTCACCATCACAGTCATCTCGTACAGTAACATTGGCTGGAGGACAGGCACCAGCATGAAAGGGCCAAATCTCTATTGGAACAATGGAGCTTGCCTCTGCATAGAGATGCACCCACTTATTGTCTGTTGTTATCTCTTGTAGTATATGCTCCTCATCAAACCAGAATCCCTTCCCCTCAACATTCCATACATAGGGCGCTGCACCACCAGTTATATGCAGTAGCAACTTAGTGCCCCTATCCATTTCTGTGGGATTCGCTTCGAACCACTCCAGTGCCTTAACGTAAGACACTTCACCATTCACGACTTGCTCGCAGACATCAGTCACCGTTATCCGAGCAACGCCACAGATCGTATTATCTGCGTAAAGTTCTATGCTGCAGCCAAGGACATCTCCACGTACATTCTCTAACACCTTAAGTGAATGCGCTGCATCAAGCCAATAACCTTCTCCACTAACTTTCCATTTGTAGGGGGATACTCCACCATCCACTCTTATAGGCTCATGAGTGCTCCTCTCCATGCTTTCAGGATTTCTATCTGACCAAGTCATTGGCTGAATCGTCTCTGGATTACAGACAACTACACTTGCTGGGCCACCTCGCAGACCGATTCTACCTCCCAGTAGCGTCACTTTAGCCTCTTCTATCTCCACCTCCTCAGCTATCTCAACCTCTTCAACCTCAGCTGGAGGAACGAAGATATTAACTTCATCCAGACCAAACACAGACTTCACCACCACAGAAGTACCATCCTCGAAGATGACCCTTCGAACATTTTGCTGCAGGCCTCTGAAAGCCATATCTCTATGTAGAACCTGTAGCTGACTTAGCCCGAAGGCTCTCAGCTTCTCTGCCTTACTTTCATCTCCACTCAATTTTACCTTAGGTGGTATCATCAATCAAGGTATCCTTCAGGTATTTCACAGCCACCTTCGACATACTCAGCAACTATACACCAATCTCTCACCACAAAAGGTTGTCCTGCAGTTATCTCTTCTGCTGACCCACCGGACACTACAAACAGAAGCTCGCTCTCGCTTGCTAAAGCAACATGACTAACAGTGCCATCCCTATTACCTACTCCAGTCGTGGCCAACACGACTATCATTCTGCTCAGTACTTCACAGTCTACACAGCCATCCAGTGGCCCCATAAAATTACTGGCGTCAATACTGATTCCTGCAAGCGCAAAGTCAGCCAACTCGCTAAAAGCAGTCGGCTCATGGCTGCAAACATACTGTACCTCAGCACTCTGAACGATCCGCTCAAGAGCTGCATCGAATATATTGAGACTTATAAACATCAGCTTCCTACTCCATAGACACCAGGGACAGGAATACGAAACCTGCCAGCGTTAACGCTTGTCTTACCTGACTTCCTCGCAAGGACTGTCACCAGTACATCAATACTATCAACACTGAAGTCACATCCGTCAACATTCTCCAATCTAAAAGTCCAATATCTACCTTTACCGTCCCTGCCAACTGGCACATGTACTCCGTATTGCCTCTGGTCATCCAAGGCTGCTCCAACTGTATACCTTCGAACATTATTGTCATCATCTTTAGCCTCTAGTACCAGTGAGCCTGAAGCCTCATAGCCAAGATAAGCCTTCCTTATCCTCTTCTGATTAGGAATGCCAAAGTCTGTCAGCAACAGCTCAAAGAATGCAGCTATATGGATACCATTATCAGTATTACCATCTAGGGAGAATATACCAGCATCATTACTGCCCAGGTAGACGTCACCAAACTGGCACAAAGCATCAAAGCTATAGTTAGCATACTGTGTCGGTGCCAGCAGGGACAGCTCCATACAGAGTCCCAAGTAGTCATCCCACTCAGGAACTGTACCAGTACCACAGGCAAATAGACTTGGAAGATCCATTATCTCTCATGCCTCAAGATATAATCATAGAATCTATAGGTATGGCCTACTCCACGACCAAGAACTACCAGTATTGGCAAGTTCACATCTGCCTCTCCATCAGTCTCGACATACCCTGTAGCCTCTGCTGTAAGCCCTAGCAAGTCAATGTCAGCAGTTCCAAATAGCCCTTCCAATCCTGTTGCTGCAACAGTGAGCATTGGTAAGGTAATGCCTATCTCACTGAAGAGCCGTACAACTCCATCTGCACTGACAGTAAGCCTCGGTAGCTCTAAGTAGGAGGAACCCAGGAGTCCAGGTATTCCAGTAGCAGAAACTGTGAGAGTGGGTAGTGCTACATCTCCATATCCACCACCAAATCCCTCAGCCTCCAAGGCTGGTAGATCGACCGTAGCAGATCCACCTGGAGCTCCAGAACCACAGATTGTAAGGGCAGGAAGTGTAAGTGCAACAACTGCACCCCTCTTGCCAGCAACAGTAAGTGCAGGTAAGGTGACACTACCAAAACCACTACTGGCACCACCAATCGCACTTACAGTAAGAGCTGGAAGTTCTGGCTCCCCTCTGAAGTTACCAGCACCTGCACCAGTCAGTGCAGGTAATGTTAGATCAGCCCATCCAGAAACAGCCATAAGCTTATGCCGCTGGTAGAGTTACCTCAAACTCATCAATAGTTGTCGTTGCAGCCAGCACAATCGAAGTTGAGGACAGATTCAATTCAGCACCACTAGTTCCTACTGCTCCGTCAAAGTTACAACCACTACCGCTGTTCTCATAGAGATTGGTATAGAACCTGAACCAACCAGCAGTACCAGTCGCTAGTCCTGCATCCGACCATACTGTGCCGTCCTTTCCAAGAACGCCATCTACCGGAGCATCCCACTGCAGCCCATTAGTCAACGTGCCAGGCACAACAGCACCAGAGGACTCTGTGATCAAGAGCAGCAAGGTTCCTGTCGGAGCTATATCCGCTGTTGCAGGCTGTGCGCCAGTGTAAATAGCTAGAATTCCGTAGGTGAATATGTCCTTGAAGCTTTGAGGCACAGCAGCAATGGTAATCGACGGAGTGGCTGCTACCTGAACCAGCTGATCCGCATCTGCCACAGTAACTGTTAACTGAAGCCCATCAGCGTCAGTCTTTGTAACTAGAGAGTAGACATCGTTTTCGTCACTAACAAAACCATCAGCTTTGACGATCATCCCTGGATGAAAACCAGCTGTGAAAAAATTGACGACAGTACTCTCATAGCTAGCAGCACCAGCCGGTACAAGTATATCAGTACCAGTTATAGTTACTACCTCTCCCATCAGTTGGTCTCTAAGCAATGTACTCAATCTAAGTGTCATAACAACCTCCTAAGGTTTTAGTAAACAAATATACTTTCCATCCCTAAACAATCCTGCACCATACCTAGCAAAGGGATAGTCCAACCTCCTTTCTGTAAGGTTCCTGAAGTTCCCATCAGGCCCACCAAAGCAAATCCCCTTAGTACTAGCCCATAGAGCAGCTATGCCAGTTACACTACCATCTCCAATCCTTGAAGCACTTGCTGTAACTGCAGTACCTTCAATAGCTGGATAGTCAGCCACCTTTGTCTGCCGAAGCTCCTTGACAGTCTCACCTCTATAGGCAAAGGTCTCTTTCTCCGTACTTACATAGATGCCACCTTGTACTGCTTTCATCATTGTAAGTCTCTCACCAAGCTGTACATAGTTCTTGGCAAGATCAAACCAACTAGGAGCAAACGACTCTGAGTACCAGATAACATTGTCTTGGGCTATCAACATCACTCCATTGTAGACCTCAAGCAAATGCCCTACAGGTGGATCGCTGAAGACCTTCGTAGTAGCAGGGCCAACATAGCTAGCAGCTGTCCAGCCATAGCTAACTCTATCCCTGACAATACCCTTCTCATAGCCATTGGCATAGTAAATGTCAGTCCCAATCTTAGCATAGCTCACCCTAGCTCCTACAGTAACATTCCTTATAGCAGACCATGTATAATCAGGCTCCAGCACACAAAGGGCATTGCCACTCGCAAACAGACAATATTCACCGCAGGAAAACAGGCTATGTGCTGCCTTCGCCAATCTCAGAGTATAGCCTTTCCTTCTACCCACCCTTTTAGAGCTGCTAATATCAATGTTGACTCCAGCAGCCAACTCCTCTATACCGGTTTCAGGATCGTATTTGATACGAGCAGGATCAACTTTACTATTGATACCTATAGCTCCTCTGAACAAGTTCAGTTGTTTAGCCACTACTGCCTCCAGCTACTACTGATGTTATGTCTCCTGGTCTTAGCCAACCACTCTCTAAGTTTAACAATTCCAGAATGCTTATTGTCCTCACTGAAAGACTGCCAGAATTGACTCCTGGCATTCACCTTTGCTTCCTCAGCATCATCTTCTATCTGGTCGTAGATGATCCAAGCAGTTCCATGCACAAAGAGATTTCTGTGTAGGTGTTCAGGGAAGTCACTGGGTGAGGCATCATCAGTGCTTAGGATAGCAGGGTTCCGGTAGTACAAAGCAGTAAGAGTCTCTACTGTTTCAGGTATTTTCTGGTACCAGAGGGTAGAGCCCTCCAGAGCAACAGTCTCAACATCACCAACCTCATCCATGTCATACTCATCCATTAACAGATCGAGGTTGGCAGCAATAGCTATATCATTTCCATCAGCATCCTTGACTCTGTTCAGTTTTCCTGAGAAGCCGCCAGTTAGACCAGTCAGACCTATATATGCTTGGGAGAGAACTGTATCAACAACATCAATTCTCTTCAGATCTGGTATGTCAACCTGTGCTCCAGCATACAAGATACACTGGTTGATATAACCATTCAGGGTCTCAATGCTAAAGCTTGAGTCCTGAATAATATTCTCTACCTCTGTCCTGATTTCCAACCTATCCATAGCACCTCCAGGGTTTAGAAAGGTGGAGACTTGGCAGTTAGCCTCCACCTGTCCAGAAGCAGTCACGCCAGAAACGTCAATTATTGACGTTTACGCTTAGGTCACCTGAGGTACCACTGCGATCAGCAAGTGCAAGAACGCAGAACCACCTGTCATACCACCTGAGGGGTTAACTGTTATACAAGGAACAACAGTATCAGCTGGTGTAATGACGTAATCAGTTGCATGCTGCCCTGCAACTCTGGCAGTATCAAAGGCACTGGTCACATGAAGTGGATATACGCCCGCAGAGTTAGTCACACCTGAACCTGCAACAGACTCTATAAGTGCATTCTCGTTAGAGTCAGTATAGGCCAGAGTCGTCTGGAGATCAAGAGTTTGTATACCTGCGATAAGCGCTGGGGTACCCCCAGAAAACGCTGTGTTTATCTCCCATACTGCCTCCTGAATGATAATCTTGCTGTTACCATAGCAAGCCTCACACAGAGATGAAGCTATGAGAGTAATTGGAAAAGAGAAAAGTCCAACAACTACAGCGTCATGGGTAGGACACGTTATCTCCCTTGAAGTAATCCAATACGGATTCTCCAATACATTGCTTCTCAGGTCAGTCCGCCTGAGATCTACTATATTAGCCATAATAGAACCTCCTAATTCTAAGTTGATTCCTGTTGAGGAACCCCTAAGAGTTTCAAGGTTTAGCGGATAACTGAGTATCCCATGAACACTCTAAACTTACCCGCAGTAAAGGTACCAGTGGTTGTGACAGTCAAAATGCTGCTGCCAGCCTCAAAGTACCTGCCTGGAAACGTGAGTAGATTGTCCTTTTGGGCTCTCCTAAGCCCAACTGGGTCTTGAGGTGCTGCTATGTCATTCGACATAAAGCCCGCTGTCTGTGCAGACACTGAGCCATAGGCTCCCCATCCGATAGTGATTGTTGCAGCCGCTGTACAAACTTCTGTAACCTCAAGCCAGACATCCTGTACAAGGGCATGACTGGGAATACGGACAATGTTGTACGTCGCAGCAGTAATAGCAGTCTGTATGAACAACCCACTCATTGCCAGCTTGTAATTGTTAGCCAGCTTGTGACTAAATTTATCTGTCATAACAGACCTCCTATTATGTCAATGCTGCTCCGTAACTGGAGCCAGTCACGACGCCATAGTCCTCAGCTTGGAAGACTACCTTTTTCACTCCAAAGATGCCTCCGCCTCTGATCATGACGTACCGCTTGGCATCCTTCTCGTAAGGCACAAAGGCCATTACCGAACCCTTACTCTCACCAGCACCTCCCCAAGCCCACGTAGCGGACTGACAGCCAACTAGTACACTTCTGTACACATTGGTATAAGGCGATGTACACCTCTCCGACTTGGTAACGAGCATTCCATTATACTCAAACTCGACCTGAGGTATCTGGAGTTTCTGAGCATTCCTCAGCAAGTCACCCCACTGCCCTACGTTCATGTTCTGACGCAGAGCATCAAAAACATAGGTATGCATAATTACTCGGAAGTAATTCTTGCCCCCTTTCTTAAGGGGCCGTACCTTGCGCTCATTAGTGCCTGCTGTAGGCATCTGAGCTCTCTGCTTCATCCTGTCCAAGAAGTGAAGATCCATTGTGTCAGCGGATGAGATACTTGCTTCGGCCGTATCATTTACTGTCAAGGCCTTAGTTGGAGCAGTACAGGCCTGAGCAAAGGTTTTACCAGCAATCGTAAAACTGGTATTTCCACACAGTGTAGCTATCAGAATTTCCGACAGCTTATCAGCCCACCAGTCCTGGAGAGCATTCTTCCCTTCTATCATCAGGTCGTAAGGGATTCTTTGCTCATCCATCTTACCACCAGTATCAACTGCATGGTTCAACTCCTCAATGGTCATGTCAAAGTCCTTGAAGATCAGCTTCTCTTCATTTCCCTCGACCGTATCTCTACCAACGACACCAGCACCAGTTAGGGGCAGACGAATTCCAAAGGTGATCTTGTCACCTTCTCCCTTACCAAGCTCTGTCCTCAGCTGTACGATTGAGTCAGTTCCTGTACCCACTAGGTAGTTATACTCAACAGCTGGAAGGATGATCCTGAAAAGGTCTTTCGCCCACTTTTTCCTGGTCAAGGCGTCATTGGTCTGAAACTGCGTTTTAGGTGTAGTTGCCATAATCCTTAACCTCCTTAGTCTAATTCACCTAACATGTATTTGTCATAGACATCTTTTGGAACAGCATCCAGTTCTGCTTCAGGTAAATCATCAATCCTCTTAGAAGTCCAGCCACTCTTAAGATCACTGTCCCCACCTTTGTCTGCTATATTTCCCGGAGCATCGGCGACAACATGTTTATCTTCCTTCTCACCCGGCTTGGCAGCACCCTCCTCCTTTTTGTAAGCAGGATGATACTTTTGGATAAGATCATACATGTAACTGTACGGGTTCTCCTTAGCCCAGACGTTCAGTTCTACTTCAAGTAAAGTCTCGTCATAGTTCTTACCATCTTTACTGGCCTCTTGTGCAATAGCTTCGAACATATCATCGAAGTTGCCTCTTGAGCAGACCTCCCGCACATCCTTATACGATCCCTGTGCCATTGTTTCAAGGAGTATATCTAGCGAAGCACCTCGTTCTTGCCCTATCTGGGTTATAGCCCCTTGAAGCTCTTCCACACGGCTTAGAGGTATTTCGTCTACCTTCTTCTTACCACCCTCATCAGCATCTCCACCTTCATCATCATCTCCCTCAGCCTTTCCCTCTTCCTTTGCAGGTTTCATAGAAAGCCGGTCAACTTTGGCTTTCATCTGCACCTGATCACGCTTGACGGTGCGGAGCATTTGACGGAGATCCTTGTTTTCCTCAGCCAATTTCTCAGCCTCAGTAGGTTCCGCAGCTGCTGCTATTTCAGCATCGACTCTTGCTTTTGCTTCATCAGCAGTTTCCATTGACCCATCTGTTTTCTCAATGGGCTTGAGCTTTTCAGCAAGCTCGGCTGCTGCAACATCTGCAGCTTTTTCTTCCTCAGTTTTATCCCCTTCAGCCTTACCCTTATCGCCTTCACCTTTGTCGCCTTCGTCCTTGTGTAAGTCCTCAAGCGCTAACTTAGCTTCATCAGCCTCTTGCGACTCAACGGTTACTACTGTTGTGGTCATTAGTTAAACTCCTTTATTCTTTAGGTTTACTGTCTTTTAATAAATACGTAACTTCTTCGTAGGCCGAAATCTGGCCTTCACTGAAGTTATAAGCATCGTCGTCAGTACATGTTTCCTGTCGACCTCTGACTTCGTGTAACAGCTTGTTTATCTGCGCCAGAAGCTCTTGCTTATTAATGTCTGTCATTTCTGCTACTCCTTAGATTTAGGTCTATTTTTAGCTTCAATCTCCTTCAGACGAAGCTCATACTCTCTATCTTTCTCCAGCTTAGCTGCATCCTGTTGAGCTTGCCAGAATTCCTTGACTTTCTGCTTTGCCGAGAACGGCAGATCAGTATACTCCAGAATGACATCTGGAGGAATTGTACCAGGATTATTCTGTGAGAAGTCTACAAGCATCTGAGCAGTAGCTGCCCTGATAACCATAGTTTCAGGTGTTTCCTCAACCTCATAGTCAAACTCTCCAGCAGAAATGTCATTGAAGCCACCCATCTCTGGATTCATCTGTGAGTTGATCTCTAAAAGTTGAGCTCCCTTAGGCCCTTCAATTCTAACAACCTGCTTCATTGTAACATACTGTTGAATCAAGGACATATGTATCTTTCCACCCTGAAGCCTTGACTCCCTGAAGTTATCGAACAGTATATAAAGCACAGCAATTCCAGTCTGCTGCCTTGCTTTAACAGTTATTCCTGGTTCCCTACCTGTAGTTTGGATTCCCATAAGTGAATCCTGAGTCCCCATTTCATCCTTAATACTTTGAACAAGGAGTCTGTCAAGCAAACCATAGACAGGCGAAATCCTGGGTTGCTCAACAAAGCCAACCTTTTCATACATTCCCTTGGCAACCTCCAGGTGAAAGTTAGGCTCAGCAGATTTTGTCTCATACTCATCAATGTTCATTACTGCTCCTACTTCATGCTTCAATACACCCTTAGGCAGGGTCTGCAGGAGATGAACCAATTGTCTCCTGTTGACATTCAGAGTCCTTTGTGGATCTTTTCCATTCTTTATTGCACCAAACCAGACATTAGTATCATGCTCCTTGTACGCTGCAAAAAGTACTCCAGGGAAGCCTTCCCAGTTATATGGGCTTGGGCCACCTTCCTGCTTATTCACACCAGAGAAAATCATATAATGATACTGCTTCTTGAAAGACTTCTGCTGCTGAATTGGTTCCTCATACTCAAAAACCTTACCACCAGGAAGAGGAAGCCCTTCTTGCATAGTCTTCTCAAATGCCTTGAATTCTGCAGGAGGTAAGTACTCTACCTTGTTAGTCATAGGGTTTATGAAGTAGATAACGTCTACAAACTTATAGTACCAGCCTTCTACAATTCTATACTTCTCCCTTCCCTCATCGAAAAAGCTTGGCGAGTCAGCATCCTTGCTATACTGCTGAGCCATTGATATGTTGAAATCCGGCCAAAACTGCTTTATCTGATGCTCAGTAAGCCACTTATCAAGGAACAGGTACCTAGCATCTGACATGTCATACTCTTGGGAGTCAGGATCTAAGTAGAAATTTCCTCCAGGAAACCTCTTGGCCTTAATCACAAGCTTGAAAGGATTGGACTTGTCAATATAGAACCAGAGGAGTGATCTTCCACTCTTCACTGTATGCTCAAAGCACTCAAGTTCCTTCCTCAGAATCTTCGCCTTCTTCTGGAAGTGAAGTAAGGTGCCTGCCATAACTTCGACCAGGGGCTCATCTTCCATGCCAATAGGTATAACAGTAGCTCTATGCTTGGTCTGCGCAGCCATACCAACAAGCATATCGACCTTAGGCTTGATCTCATTATACACTGTACACGGTCGCTTCAAATCCTCAAGATCTTGCTTAATGGTAGCAGTGTCCTGATCACCAGCGTAGAAGGCATAGTCTTCCTTAGAATCCTTTCTGTAGTTCTTCTCCGGAGTACTTTCCTCTGCCTTCTTAAGCCAATCAATAAGCTGGTTCAGATCTTTATCATCTGACGCTGTGGCTCCCGTTGATGAAGGACTTTCTTCGCGATCTGCTATCGGCATTTAAAAGACTCCTCCCTCTATCAATTCAGTCAAAATCCCTTTCTCTCCTATTCCCCTAGTCCTTCCCAAGATCTCTCCAGTGGTCTTCCCCCTTCGCAGTGCTTTTTGCATTCCCCGCTGAAGCATGCCCTTATATATTTTAGGGCTCAGAGGAATGTCCAGAGCCATTGCTTCCTTAGCCAGACTCTTAGCTCCATACTCTATTGGACTTGCTGCATAGCCATAGGGATAAGCAAGTTTTTGCCCAAATTCCTTATGTTGCCCCCATGCTTGCTTAGCCCATTTCTTCCCTCTCCTAGATGCTTCAGCTTGAGCTGCATGAGCAAGTTCTTCCTGGAGCGTCTTCTCTGCTCCCCTCATAAGCTCACCCCTTCTGGGGAAAAGCTCCAGCTCCTTGGTTCCAGTCCTAAATTGCCCACGCATCGTCTTATGGGCAGGCATGATACGGATCTTCTCAACCCAATCAAGTACTCGCTGTGGAACCCTAGTTATACCCCTTTGATATCCCAGACGTGCAGCTTTGAAAGGCGTCGCAGCTACAGCTCTCATAGCTGCCCCTCTTGATATAGGAGCGATACCACCAGATACAAGTGCTAGAAGCGTATCTACTGGAAGCTGTCGTTTAGCCTCCCTTTTCTGGCGTGCTATGCCAGGGGCCACCTCTTCAAGGCCAGGCCCTTCTCTTGGAAGAATTGCAGCCACTATATGTCCTTACTCTCCAGTACACACATATATTGTGCTTCCGTCTTTCTTTTCTCAAACTCTTCCTTGGTAGCCTTCACAACTTTCTTATTACCATGATAAACCCAGTACAAGTCTACTTCGTTAAGATGACGACGTAATGCTAAAACCAGTGGTATATTCTCACAACCTAGCATCTCGTAATACCCTGGTACAGCCGGATTAATAAGTGTTATAAGTCCTACCTCGGCTGTTAGATGTTCATAGTAAGTTACCTTCCACGCAGATACAGTAAAGTCTGACTGACCCAGCGGGATAGCAATTGCAATAGGAGTCCCTTTGAAGTCAAAACCGTAGCCGAATTTTTGTTCTTCTGCGTTAGTCCAGCTCCAAAAGCCAAGCAACACAATCAATATGAATACTACAACAAAATAAGTTTTTGTTAACATAACTACCTCCTTATCCTTGAGTCATCCATGCCTGAGGGCTCTGAGGAGGTGCTGGAAATGCAGGAGAGAATTGCCTCTTTACTTGTCTTTCCTTCTCCTTCTTCCCCCACATTGCAAAGGCTACATTGTTGAAGAATTCAGACATAATGAGCGCATCTGCAATATTTGGAGATGTGATTCCTCGTGCTTTCATATCCAGCTTGCTCTCAATCTGAATAGCTCCATTCTTATCCATCTTGTACCTTGGGCCAGCCAGCTCATTGGCAAGGAGATGCCCAATGTTCCAGTCCTTCCCAAACATCTTCACCGTCTCATCGGGAAGGTCTAGTCTGGTATGCATTAAGTGACCTCTCACTCGATCCCAGAGTTCGTCTCTAAGTCTGTGCCATTTCTTCTTGTCACTTGAGGCCTCTGTAACGTTAAGCCCAACAGCCTTCTGTCCAAGTCCCCTTGGGTCATTCTGCAGCCAATCAACGACTCCACCTCCTACGCCAATCTCATCGAGAACAACTCCACTAGCTTCTAAGTCATTGAAATTCCTGACAACGTGGTGAGCAAGATCCATTGTGTGATTCCCATGAAAGCGATCCCAGCGGCTTATCTTCATACCTCTCCTTGGTAAGATGATGCTATCATCTTCTCCGTATCTAGCTATATCAACAGAAAGGTATAGAGGCCACTCAGGATCGACTTCGATAGTATTCCCCACACACTGCAGTGCCCAAGATAGTGGGATGAAAGTACTTTCATCATCAAGAGGAGGATTCCCTTCTACCCTAATTCTCCAGACATTACTACCTTCTCCATACTTATCCCTAAAGTAGCTAATCATATCTGCAGTAACAAGCTCACTCTCTCTGGAATCCCAATGAAGCTTCGTCCATTTCTTAGATATAGTTGGATCAAAGTGAGTATCGAAGAAATAACCAGTATTCTTAGTCGGATTACTAATAAGGATAACCTTATTATCCTCCTGAGTCATGGCACCTTCAAGGGGAATGAATGTTGGATCTTTTATACCGCTTACTTCATCACCAATTATCAGCATATGTTCAGCATGAAGACCAGCAAGCGTTTCAGCCTGCTCCTCTTTGGTAGCCTTGACTGATGGAGAGAGTGCTCTCATCCACCATTCCTTCGGAGCTGCTTTATGAAATATCTTGTCTTTCTGAATGACGAACTCATCAGCAACTTTCGACTGCCTCAACCACTTTGACATCTCACTCCAAAGTACGTCCTGGAGCTGATGAGCGGTTGGTGCTATGCAGGGAACCTTTGGATAAGTCCTGGTAGAGCTGAACCATATTGCTGCCCATGAAGCAAAGGCATCCTTTCCTGTTCCATGGCCACTACGAATGGTAAGTCTTTTAGCCTTTGGAAGAAGCCTAAGAGCCTGAGTTTGCTGTTTTGAAGGAGTTGCACCAATGCACTCAATTACAAAGAGCAAGGGACTCTCTTTCCACTCTTTCAATTTTGCAAGAACTGATGCTTCCATTATCTTCCTGGTTTAGCGACCCTTTTATACTTTGCAGGCGCACCTGTAGGCCTCCACCCATGCTTCTTACCCCTTAAGAGATTGAGTTGAGTCTGAGCCTTCTTCTTCGACCTCCCTGGTTTTCCCTTACCTACAAGCTTACCACCCCAAGTTGTCTGATAACCATTCACTCTTGCGACTTGCCCTGGCACCTCAACCTCCTCCTAACCCAGCATAGTCATATACAAAGCATTCGTCACAGCTCCCACAATCTATAAATGTGTTAGTCTCCTCCATACCTCTTCCCTTACAAGTAGGACAGACTTCATAATGACTTATGCAATCACCTGCAGTGACACTGAGATCAGCCATTATCGCAAAATGTCCTGCACCACTACAGGTTCCACATTTCTTCAGTACCTGTTTAAACATCGCTTCTACACCTCCGGTACGTAGTCTGGATCAGTTATTTCCTTGTCATTTTGCACCTCCTCATGTTCTGCATCGACAGCATCTACAGGCTTTGCTAGAGCTAGGTCTTCCTTCTCAAGCTCAATAAGGTAAGCTACCAAACCCTTGATATCTGAAGGCTTCCCATCAAGATTAAGCTCCTTATCCTTCAAGACCTTAAAGGCAATCACAAGGTCTCGTAAAGGCGCTTCATTAATCTTCTCAGGAGTTATTGCTTCGAGGACACGAGCTTGTAGCTCCGTAAGTTGGAGGGATTGGATGGCTCTATACTGCAAAAGGAGACCCTGCTTCTTCTGTACATCAGCGATCTTTCTGGAGAGGGTCATTGGATGACAGCCTACCTCAACAGCCACTTGCTTATTAGTCAGGCCTATCTCTTCCAGATCCATCAAGGTCTCAGTATCAAGCTCAAACTTTGCCGTCATAGATGCTCCAAATAAAGTTACACTAGTTAAGGTAACCGTACCACAATAAACCCAGAATGTCAAGGGTTTAATTCAAGGTTAGGTTAAATAAGCCAAAGAGTCAATTATTGACCTTTCTGGTTGTTCCAACAACCACTTAGGAAGTCCTAAGCACTTGGTTTAAAAACTTGGCATGTGTAGCCTGAGTAATCCAATCAATAGCATTCATAAGGGGGTCATGGGGCTTGGTGGGGTCTTCCTGTGGTGTTCCAAGGGTGTTCCAATTCAGTTTCATTTGGTTGTTCCATTAAGTGTTCCAATTGATCAGTGACCTCGGGAAACCCGCACCCACGGCCAGTTTGAGAAATAACTTGACATTTCAATTGGAACAGTGTACAATGAAATCAAAAACGGTTTTACGGTGGGAGGTGATACCATGATACACAAGCTCATAAGGCGCATGGTAATGCGTAGGGTGATTAGAGAACGCTGGCCACAGTGTACGCCAGATGAGCGTAGGCTATTACGGAAGCTGTTTCCCATAGCAACCAAGGGCTTATCATAACGCTAACGCTGTATATGGAAGGAGGTGATACACTATGACTACCAAGCGAAAGATGACCAAGGACTTCACCAAGGGTACGCTATCATTGTATGGTGTGCAGTACAAGGTGTCCGACCTGCCCCAGACCATGCAAGCCAACTGTAAACTACACGGCCTGTGCCAAAAGCTGATAGACAGCACTGCTGGCATGAATAGCAAGGACTACACCGATGATGAGCGGAAGGCAAAGGTGGCTGAAGTATGGGCTACGCTGAAGAAGGATCAGTGGACTAAACCAGGTGAATCCAAGGCTACCATGAAGAAAAAGGTTTACGAGGCAAGGCTAAAGGCAACCAAGGAAGAGATAGCAGTACTGGACAAGTTAGGCCTGGTTTAACAACCAAGGGAGGCGGGTGAAAGCCCGCCTTTTCTTACTGGAAAGGTGGTGATACCAATGGTATTAAAGCATAAGTGCTTGGCATTGTTCTCAGTAAGGGAGATTATAGCCATAGGTGAATGGGTAGCGGACTATAGCCCAGATGCACACCATGTAGACATTGCATTCGATGACAAAAAGATTTCCATATACAATACAGACGGTACACTTGTAGCAGAAAGGGATTTTGATTACTTTATGTAAACCAACCTTAAACAAACAAATCAGCCTGTACATCTGTACGTGTACGTGTACGTGTACGGGTCTAGGTACACTATGTCACACAATGTACGTGTACTGACACAGCTATAACAATACCAAGTCAAAAGGTCATTTATTGACCTTTCTTAACCCAAAATAAGCAATAATGACCACTAAGTGACACTAAAATCCTTAAATCCTTCTAAGCTTAAAAAATGCTTAGAGTCTTTTCTTATTTTTTATATATATATTTTATATATACTTAAAGAAGGAAATCTGACTCACCCCAAGCTCGGCACAGTTAAGGAGATATATGTCCAAGGACTTGTACACCCGTACACGTACAGGTTGTATCAAAGTGTATCCACGGGCCTACACGTACACGTACACCGTACACCGTACACCCTTGAATATAACTGTGTAGCCTTAATATTGGAGCTTTACAGCTGGGGTGTATTATGGTATAATGTCCTTAACAATGGGTTTATATATTTACAGTTCAATGATTGAAGGGAGGTGATTTAGTATGAAGACAATCCCACAAGAGCTGATTAGACAGGCAGCTAAACTATTGGATGCTGTTCCAGATAGTCATAACCATATTATTGAAGTACATTTCAATGAAGCTGATGAGAGGGTCGAAGTCTGGAACATGCTCGCTGATGAGGAGCACATAGTAGCTTCTGTGCAAGGTGACTATGATTATTAAGAAAGGTCATTTATTGACCTTTTGACTGATCAATTCATAAGGAGGTGATTAACGTGGCACTGAGAATATCTGTTGAAAAGGCTTTGGAAAGAGCCAGGGAAGTACAGCCACCAGACAGTGAGATTAATAGCCTCCGATGCTTACCTGATGGACAATGGGTAGCAGTATATCTTATGGACAGTCCTCCAGTACAACAATATAAGAGGACATGCTATGAGAGGCTGGAATGCCCGCTGTTTAACTATGGTGAGATATAGTTATTGAATCCAGCATCCGCCAGGGTGTTGGCCTGAACAACTATGAAGGAAGGTAGTTTAGATGAATGCCTATACATATTCATACTGTCCCAACTGCGGCACTATGCACACTGGCTCTCAGTTGATGCTACATGGTGT